CAATTCATCAGCGGTCATGTGCCCGCTGTGGCGTCTAATTTCTGTGTCGCTGTCGTCCACAATGATCATTGTGGGCACTGCTCTCACATTGTATTGCACAGCACGAGCACTGTCAGTGTCAATGTTGATCTCGTCCACTGCTAGAGCAATTTGATCACGCACTGATTCAACTGTGTCACTGAGTGATCGACAGGGCGCACACCAATCTGCATAGAATTTCAAAATTTTCATATCATTACCTCACGTGGTGACATATTTAGCTGTCATCTGACGGTTCAACCACGATCCAACCAAGGCGAAACAGATCTTCTCGAATTTCATCAGTCACAACCATTTCTGGTACAAAACCATTGTCAGGCGCACCTAGATCCATGATGCCTGAACAGTACCAGTCAATGTAGTCTCCGGCACCCAGCATGTCGGCTATGATGCCGCCAGCATGTCGCCAACTGCAACCCCAGGTTTGATCTTTCAACAGTGGCCAAACTTCGTTGCGTTGAAAACTGTTGTTGCACAGAGCTGCATAAAGATTTTGGGCGTACACATCACTGCTGCGAGCCTTGACCAAGATCCAGTCTGTGCTGCGAAGATCCCACTCTAGATTGTTTTCGCGCCACTCCGGTTTGGCTTCCTGCTCACGCCGCTGCTCGGCCCAGGTGCTGAACAGATTGGTCATCTCTTCCACATGCTGCTGCGTTGTGTTGCCCTGTTCCGCACGTTCTTCCAGTTTTTTCAATTGAAAGGTGCCACGGTCAGGGCTGCTACTGAGTGTGTTAGAGCACGATGTCTTCAAGTTCAACCTCACCATGCCATAATTTGCGATTCTGCTCCATGTCTTGATCTTGAATCGTAGTATAGCCTTTTAGTGCTGCCATGAAATGTTCGTCTTCGTTGACCACAAACACATTGTAATCGTATCTACGAAACGGTTTCATGCTGGGAGCCTCTCTTCGGCCACCGGTGTCAGAATGCACAGGCTCAATAGTGACCTGCTCTGTGTCCGTGTGTAATTTGATCACTCGGCCCAAAATGATTCGACCATTGTGCGCAACTATCACAGTGCTGCCTAGATTGATATGGTTGCCTACTATGTCTTTGATCACAGATTCCATGACAGTCCTTGAAAAGTTGGTCCGGCGTGAGGGAATCGAACCCCCATTCTGGGTTTAGAAGACCCATGTCCTATCCGTTGAACGAACGCCAGCAATTAATCATTTCAGTATGTTAGCACAGTGCATAATATTTGTCAAGACCTGGTAACCTTTTGGTGATCCAGGTAGCGTCAAATCTAAAATCACTGCCTTGACTATTTAAGAAATCCTGCATGATATCTTCGCGTTCCTGTTGATCATGCAGGTGCCAGTGTGTGGTATGATCACCAATTTCCAACCAGGGCAGCCCATTGGGGTTAAATCCAAACACCACCCGGCCACTGGTAGCATTCATGCCACACACTAACAACAAATGGTCATCATCGTGTATCTTGACCCAGTTAGTCCAATCGCGGTCTATCGTATCTTGGTGTTGAATTGCCACACAAGAAACTGGCCCGTGATGTTTTCGTTGCTGAACAGCCATCATGCGTGTGTCTCCACACAACACTGAGTAGTGCGAAAGCCTGGGCTCAACCAACAAAGGTTTGCGTATGGGATGGTGATCCAGACAATGAAAAATCCAGTTGGCTCTGATCAGTCGGGCCGCAGTATTACAATCGCCCCGGTCTTGCCACTGTGATATTATATTGCCTTGTTGTTCAAGAACGTCGTTGAGCCTGTCACAGGCCTGCTGATAGGTCTGACCCGGTATCAAGCGGTCAATTGTGATACCAGAATGCCACCAAACTTGATAGTTGTCAAAGTCAATGTGGTCTTGCATGAGATTGCTTTTTAATGGTGGGCCGGGAGAGATTCGAACTCTCTATCCCCCGATTATGAGTCGGACGCATATACCTAAAATGCTTCCGGCCCAGAACTGCATTTTAAGACAATTCAGTATTTTTGTCAAACAATCGTTCTTGGTCACTGAGATGGTCAGTCTTGATTTCACGCATCTTTAGACCAAACAAAGCAGCGATGCTGTTTTTGTATTGGATTCTACGGTTGTTGTTGTCGCGAATGGCAATGGCTCTGCGACCGATTTCTTCCAGACTCAACTGCTGCTCTACGCCGGATTTCAGCTGCCACTCTAGATCCCAAATGGTATTGTGTATGCGTGTGATTTCTGCGATGTCACTGTGCAACTGCGTGATTTGATCTGAGTTCAACTGTTTCACAAGTTCTTTGTATCTAGCTTCGTACCAATCCAACTCGTCTTGGTTAGATCCTGCGGTACGTTCATATTTTACTCGTGCAATGCACAGACGATCAATCAATTCTAAAACTGGTAAAAATTCCATGCGGTTCCTTTTTGTTTGTGCTTTATTTACTGACACGGCCTGAGGCCTGATCCACTGTGGGTACATCCTGCCAGTCGGACCATTCCCAATGTGCTGTTTTCAACTTGTCCTGGTCGCTCCACATACCAGCTCGCACAGTGGTGTCAACTTTTTGACGATATTGCAACACAGTTTCTACTTCGTTGGCGTCCAGGCCGTAACGGTCAATGATTTGCCGGCCAGTGCCGCGTCGCATCCATCGCAGTTCAATCATAGCCACCACTGTTCGTAGGGAAACTCAACCCAGACATCGTCTTTGCTTTTGTCAATGGCGCGGCCTGAATAGGAAATTGGCATGTTGGTTTCACTGGCGAGATTATCAATCACAACCGCGGTCCTCACGTTGCGACCCCAAATCGCACGCCAGGCTGAATGTTCGGGCAGACAACCTCGCGGCCAATCGTTTATGATCCAATTCAGTGTGGCTCCACTGTCGTTGATGTCGTCCACCAACAGGATGTTTTTTCTCAAGGCTGGATCAGTTTGAGTGCCTGACTCGCCACGTTGATCTTTGGGCACGTAACCAAAAGCATCTTCTGCCATCCAGAGATTGCTTTCGCTCTCACCACCGTCACGCAGACTGACCTTGAGAGTTTCGCAAGGTACATTCAAATAGTGACTGATCATCACCGCAGGCAGCAGCCCACCACGTGTGATTCCCACCACGTAATCGGGCCGCCACGTGCTGTTGGCGATTTCACGACAGATGTTGTTGACCAAACCAACATACTGATCGTAATCCAGCTTGAGTTTTTTCATCTTCCTTGTCCTCGATTGCGTTTGTAACTGCGACGCAGACCTTTGTTCATGCTTGATGTCTTGGGTCTACGTCCGCCCTGGCAGGTGCGTTTTGGAGTGCTGACATGCGCCTTGCCTGATGTGCTGGTTGTTGCTTTTTTTACCATATGTCCTCCCTGTTTGGTACTATAATTTACTCCAGATCAAACAGCTGGTAACAATTTGGCACTCTGAATATAATAGCACAGTTGTGAATTTCAAGCAATAAGTATGGCAATGACAATCAGTTTCAAAGATGTATATCAGGGAGAGATTTTCCAAAAAACTTGCTGTATTGATCAGGAAAATGCACTCATGGAACGCATGGCTCAGTACATGCAGCAGCAAGGTTACACTGGACATCACCCTTTGCACAAAATTTGGACACGCGGGTCGCGCCAGATCATTCAGTGCCTGGTTGACGATTTTTTCACCTGCGGTGACACTAGCCAATCCACTGCTGCATTGTTTGCTGCTGACACCACAGTGATCACCGATAACTGGTGCTGGGCCGAGGTTCCCTATGAGATAGTGCGACTGCCCGACAGTTTCTTTGGTACATTTGCCTATGAGCCCAGTATCCGGGACTGGCAGCCCACCCACAGATTTGGTTTCTGTGTGAATCGCATTGATCCATTGCGTATCCGGTTGCTGTGTGAGATCGCGGACATTGAACGAGATTTGGTAAATGTCAATTGCCTGCTGCACGATCACCGCAACGTTGGCCCTGACCAACTGAGAGAAAATTTCCTCAAGTACCGCGAGGAGGTTGATCATGCCCGGTTTGATTACTGGGCCAATATCATGCCTGTGCGCAATCATAATCTAACTCTGGAACAGGTGCATGCATCAGTGCAGGTAAACATTGTTGTTGAAACCTATGCTGGACCTGACATCGTGGCTTTAAGTGAAAAAACCTGGCGTGCTGTGCAAACACCCGCACCCTGGATGATATATGCTGGACGCGGATCAGTGAAATTTCTTCGTAATCTAGGATTTGATGTTCTAGACGATGTAGTGGATCACAGCTATGATCAGGAAACTGATTGGAACGCCAAGATTGCCAAATTTGGTCAATGCGCTCAACGCACAGCTCAAAGTGTGATACAAAAATCACGTGTGGAGGCAGCAGCCCAACACAATCAACAACTGCTGGCCACCATGAAACGGCAATGGCCACACGACCTGGCTCAGTGGTGGCTGCACTATCAAGAGGTCACTGCATAATGTGTGGAATACTGTTGGTCCGTAGCAAACAGCCAATTGCATTGACCAAACATCTTGAGGCACTGGAAACCATAAAATCACGCGGTCCTGATTTTTCCAGATATCACTACACTGATCGCACATTCATTGCGCAAACAGTGTTGCACATCACAGGCAGTGACAGTTTCTATCACACTCATCGTGACGACTTCTTTGCCTTCAACGGCGAAATCTACAACTACCAACAGTTTGGACCTGCTGCTAGTGACATTGATGTGGCATACCAGGCTGCTCGCGACGATTTGTATCGCTTTAGAGATTTCACCGGACCCTGGGCCTGGGCGTTGTACAACAGCGGATCATTTACCTATGCTACTGATCCGCAAGGTGAACGTGTGCTGTATCAGTATCAGGATCAAGATATCTTGATTGTGTCCAGCGAAGTCACTGCAATTCTAGCCTACATACAACCACGTGTTGACTCGGTGCTCTATGCCAACAAGTGCTGGACTCTGCTGAGTAAAACGCCTTGGCATGGCATTGAGAGAATAACACCAGGCCAACTCTATCGCGACGGTGTGGCTCAGATCACCATAGATTCTGTGTGGTCCTGGATCAGGCCCAACCACATGACTCCAGCACAAGCACAGGAAGAATTTGATAGCATATGGCGTCAAGTGTGCCGCGAAATCCAACCCAACTGTGCTGCTTCACTCAGTTACAGTGCCGGGGTTGACAGCACTGTGATTCTAGATGCCATGCCTGATCTTGAACTTGTGGCCATCAACATGACAGGCAAGGATCCTGTGGTCACTTGTGCCCGTGAATATCTGTCGTCCAGTCAACTCATCAAGCTGACCATGATTGACATTGGTCCCAAACAGTGGGCTCAATTGTATCAAGAGCTTGTGTCCAACACACGCATGCCAGCACAGTCATGGAGTTTTGTGGGTAAATGGGCAGTGGCCAAGGCCTGTGGCACTCGAGTGCTTTTTACCGGACTGGGTGCTGATGAATTGTTTGGTGGCTATGATGTCTATCGTGACCTTGTGTATGACAGTCACGGCAGCCACAGTCCCTACAGCAGCAACGACCATGACCAATTGTGGTCACAGTGCCTGGACAGCTATCACGGTGACGCCAGGCAGGCCACACTGTTAATGGATTATTGGTATCAGGTCGTGGGCATGGATGCACCTGGTCAAGATCGCATTGCCGGTGCCTGGGGCATAGAAGTACGCAACCCGTTCATGCACCAACATGTCATGAAGTTTGCACTGAATTTGCCTTGGCATCTCAAGGTAGCTGCTGAGTCCAAACCTGTGCTCAAACACCTATGGCGCCGCGGCCGTCCCAACAAAGAAATTTTGCCCAAAATGGGTTTTGCAGGTCATGCCAATGACAGTGCTGCATGGTTACCGGTTGAAATTCAGTCAACTGGGGATCGCCATCAAGATTGGATTCAAATTGCACAACAGACTTTTCTCCACTACTGCGAAAAAACTTGATCCCTGGTGTCACTGGATCGTGGATGATTTTCTAACCGCAGACTGTTTGCGCGAACTCAAGTCTGTGCAACACAATGTCACGCAAAACATTCCTGGTCGACGTGTTGGCAGCGGTCGCCTGTTTATCAATCACGAACACAGTGATGTGTACCCCAATCTTTATGCGCTTTGGCAAAGTCTACATCACGGTTTTTATCGACAATACTTCGAACATTTTACCGGACTTGATTACAGTAAATTGTTTCCGCGTGTGGAAGTGGTCAGCGACATTGGAGAATTTTATCTTGACCCACATCCAGATCAACCCGAAAAACGACTCACTGCGTTGATTTACACTGATCATGAACAACTGTATCCGGGCACAGCATTGTCGGATGGATCCCGGGTAGAAAGCAAAGACAATCGTTGTTTCTTTTTTGTACCGGCAGCTGATACCATACACAGCTACCCACGCACCACGTTTGAACAGGTGCGCAGATGTCTGCAGATCAATTATTGGACCTACAGTCTGTAACTATCCCAGTCAATGGCAGTACCAAACCAGTCTGTACTGGCTCTGGTATTGGGATTTTGATTTAGGTAATTTCTCAACATCATCAATGCTTCGTCGTCGCTGGGTGTGACTGATTGAGTGCGTGAGTTCTGATGTTCGTACCAGTACACACCGTAGGGCGCAGCACTGTCAGTCATTCTGAACATGAATCTGTCGTTGTCCTGGGCCTGGCACAAACGAGCAAATTGATCAAGCGTGGTCACTGGTTCTAGATCTTGGTAAAGATGTGCCCTGTCGGACCGAGTACTGATGAATGCTTCAACGTGTGTGATTTCAGGGATGACTTCCAAACACTTTAACCTACTGTCACCAGTGCCTGCTGAGTAACTGCCATTGCCCTGATCCTGAATCAACCAAGGCTTGATATTACCACGCTGTCGTAAATCTGCCACCCAGATGTTGAACTTGACCATGTTGGTGAAAGCATATTGATTGCCAGGCAGCACACGGTTGTCTTGATCAAGAGCAGCCACTCCCCAGGCGTCAAGCATGGAATTGAGCCTGTGGCAAAAATCAATCAGTGTGTACTCTGAGTGTACGGATCGAAAATCAAAACAGGGATTCCAAAACAGGCAATGTGTGCCTGTGTGGTGCATTTCTGCCACAGGATCCTGTGAGCCGGGCCAGCAAAGTGAAATTAGAGGATTGTTCCAGTACATAAATAACGGCGTATAAAATATTTATATGATAGAAATTTTTGGACCTACATATCGCTACGGCGGCGAAATACTGACCAAACCCGAGATCATCTATGTGAGCGATCATCACTATGATGAGGAACAACAGTGCTTTCATGTCAAGACTCTGCTGGAAAACAGCGCCTGTGATCCTCGTGAGCACTTGGTGGTGTTTGACCATATGAATCACGAAGACGAACTCAGTGCCTACAATACTTTGTATTTGCCAATCTTGTTGTCAGCTGAAAGCAAAGAATTTGCCTCGGCCAACATAGTGCCAGACTGGAGCAATAAAACTTTCAACTTCAATTTCATGATCAACAAACCCAGACACAATCGAGAGTTCTTGTTGCTGTTGATCAAACATTTCAAACTGGAGAATTATTGTTACACTCTGTGCTGGCAAGACATACAAATCAGTCGTGACACCATGGCTCGTCGAACCAGCAACGCAGAGTACAAAAAAATCATCCTGGAGACCGAAGTTGACATCCCAGGACACTATCTCAGTGTTGGCACAGAACGTCTCCTGGGACGCGGATTGCAGTATGGGTCAGTGAAAAATTTTGAAAACTATGTCAACCTGCTGAAACAAAACATTTTTGAACCCAGCTGTGTAAGCCTAATCACCGAACCCAGTTTCTATGAGCGCGAGACATTGAAAACTGAAAAAACCATCATGTCCATGTACGGTGGCACTTTGCCAATTTGGGTAGGTGGTTGGCGCATTCCGCAATCGCTGCGCGATCTTGGCTTTGATGTGTTTGATGATATCATAGACCACAGCTACGAAAGCATGAGTGATCCCTATGATCGTGCCTACTATGCTGTGCAAAAAAATCTAGATCTTTTGCGAGATTTTACAGCAGCCAAAGATTTCATTGAACGCAATCATGATAGATTTCAACACAACATTAGATTGATTGAGCAAAATGTATTTTTGAACAACATGGTCAACAAGATCAAACAATACAGTGAACGTGAACAACGGTATCTTTTGATGATTGCCGAGGGATTTAGATTTAGATGTCTAGCTGACTATCAACTACTGGGAGAGCTGATTGGTGACAAAAGCAAACACAATCACGATCCTGACGAAACAAGGCAACGTTGGGGTTAGAGTTTCTGTAGGTATTGCACAAATTTTGGCCAGTCATTGTATAGAGCACACACTATGGCCATTTCTTCACCATACAGGGTCAATCGTGTTTGTTGATGACGTGCTCGTACGTAGTAAGCACAATTCAATTTTTGATTCAACAACAGCAGTCGTCCGGGATAGTACACATCAGGCGCATCAAAACTGTAACTAACCAAGCCGGCTTGCTGAAATGATTCATGGCCCTGATCAGTCAATCGCATTCCGGTATGACCTAACCTTACATCACGCCACCAGGTTTTCATGGCCTGTTTCAGCGATGGTCTAATGTCTTCAGGAAGGCGTAGCCACACCTGTTGAGTGAGTTGATATCTATCCAGCATCAGGGTAAACTTGCGCACCCTGTGTCAACAATACCACAGTGAATTTGTCTGTGCGAAATTGTGTGTTGAGTTTGCGAGCAAGATTACGAGCATGTCCTGGATTGCTAAAGCTGACCTTTTTGTATTTGGGTCCGGGGTATTGTGTCAAGAGATTGCTGGTCTTGAGATTGATTGGCTTGTTGTCGTAGAACACTGCCCATACACCTTCGCTCGCCAAGACCTGTTCGGTCTTATAGGTCTGCTTGTTGGTGTGTTCGATCAACACTGTGGGCTTGGGTCTAGACATCATTATCTCCTATGATTATTTATGTCATAATCTAGTCAGATTTGAAACTGCCGCCGCTCAATTCAACAGTTACGATTTCGTCACGTGCTTGTTGACGCTGTTGCGCAAGTTCTTGCAGTGCCAACAGCAGTTTGGTGATATCAGCATGCAGATCTTTGGCATCACGCATGCTCATGTGGAAATCTTTTTGCCCACGAGCTTCGTGAGCTTTGAGATTGTCAATGAATCGGTTGATGTGCAGACTCATGTTATTTCACGTAAGGCTCAAGATTGGGCGCTGTCCAGCCCAGTGGCTTCAGCACCTTGCCATCTTCGCGTTTGCGCACTTTGCCGGTTTCTCGATCAATCTTGGCAAAGTTTGAATTCATGACTTCTCGCCAGGCACCTTCAGCATCAACACCAAGACTATGGATAGCGCCAATTGTGACAACCAAGATGTCAATCAGGGCATCTAGATCATCAACCTTGGTTTTGCTGGCCACAAGTTCATCAAATTCTTCGGCAATGAGATTGCAGTACATCTGATATTGTTTTTCATTGAACTCGCCCACGGTTTGGTCGCAAGCTCGCATAAACTTTTCTTGATCACGAAATGGATTCATCTGCTTCTTTCTTGGTATGATACGGACCTTGCCATTTGTATCTCTGCAAGGTAATGAGTTTGGGATTCTCTACCACTCGCCAGCGTCGATGCTGTTGTACACTGTACCAACCAGCAGCATACCAACTCTTGCTTTTGCTTTCGCGAGTGAACAATGGTATGCGATGTTTGACGTCCCAGACTGGATTAAACACACGACCTGACACAGCAAATCCATATACCTGATTGCTGGGTGTAGACTTGGATCGAGGCAATTTTTCAAACTGTATGTTTGCGGCCTTGCCAGCCATTTTTATGGTTTTGTAACGTGAGACCTGACCTTGAATTTTCACGGTGTATTCATCGCCGGTGGCTTCAATCATGCCTACCTTGGCGTTGTCTTTTTTCAAGATCCAATACTGTTTTTCAACTATGGGTTTGGCAACTATCATCAAGAACTCCTTGGTATGTTTCATTCAGCCAGCGTCCAACTGAATCGGCTGCTTCGCTGAGTTTGACAAGATCGTACTTGCCACAGAATTTTAAAAAGTGTGCGCCTACCTGGCCCACATCTCTATGACTGACTTGCGCCCGGATGGCCTGATCCACTGCGGCCTTGATAGTGTCTGGCTGTGCTGTTAGATCAATCAAGGTGCGATTGCGTTCGTAATCATCCAGCACACGGTGTTCTTTGCCTTCATGATCAGTCCAACGTTGAAGCATGAGATTGTTCCAGGCATAACCGCGTTTGATTCGGTCCTCATAGGCTTCTTGAAGCCCTACTTTGTTTTTTGTGCCCTTGGTTCTCACGCCAGGAAACGCTGAGAACACATTGTCGCTGCTGTCGCCGCGCATGCATTTCTCAAACAACAACCAGACTGGATCAGGTATGGCCTTGGCTGTTTTTGTTTTCTTGTCAATCACAGCATTGCCCTTGGCATCAAACACACCCTCCAGCGTGATTAGTTCGTCAGTGATACCGTTGTATTGATTGACGTTTTCAGCCAGTAGTTGCACAAAGTCTGTGTCGCTGCTGACAATGGTGTGATGATCGCCAGGATGCAGTGCGATCCAGCGAGCAATGATGTCATCGGCTTCGGCTGTTTCGTGTCGTATCACGCTGCAATTGGTGCGGGTGGCAAGATACTGACACAGTTCGTCATAGGTTTGCCAAAACAGTTGATCTTCTTCGGCTTCGGCTTCGGTCATGGCAGCTCGAGCCACGGCACGATTTTTCTTGTAGGGCTCGTAAAAGTCCTTTCGCCAGCTACGTCCTTCCAACGCAAACACCACGTGGTCAGCGTTGAACTTGCGTACCACTTTGTTTGCAGCCATCAAGGTCACATGCAAGGCAAAACCCAGTCGGGTCCAAGTATCACTGGCTCGATGTGCGCTGTGTCTAGCACGAAAGAACATGTTGGCAGTGTCAATCAAGAGATATCGCATGGTGTCCCAGAATGTTGTGAGTGTCTAGGTATTGTAGCACATATTGAGCCCAAAAGCAATGAGCAGCGGCACCAAAATGGTAGGTGTGAGGATTAGCAAATTCATAACCATTTTCACGAAGAATGGCCGCATAACTGTGTTGAATACTATAGGGTTCAATAAAGTTCACACCCCAATCGTGTTGTTCATCCAAACTGAGTTCGCTAAAGGTACTCTGTCCGTTGAAAAACACATGGCGTACGCCCAAACTCACTAGGTCTTGATGCAGTGCCCAGATTTTTTCATGAGCTTGGCGTGTCTTGGTATACCAATCTACTGAAGCCACAAACTCGCGATAGCGATTTTGCAATTCAGGGGGTACTGAATCTATGCCACTGGCATTGACCTGATACCAGATGCCCTCGTGTAACCACTCCTCACGCTCCCATGTAGTCCACTGTATGATCACAACAGTGTCTGCCAAATCATGACTGTGGTCAGCCATCCACTGTCGTGTGGTTCTCAAAATGCGATCGTTGCTGGCTGCACTTTCTGCGTCACAGATCAGTTCAGTCTTGAGCTGTTGAGACACGTGTGTCGCCCAACTGTGTTTGAAGTTTTCAGGATGTGGTCTACGACCAAGATGCTGATAATCGCCGTCATCTTCGGCGAATGCATGTGGCAGCACTGCTTCAGCGGCAGCAGTATGGCTACATCCATTGATGTAAAGTTTCATTTTTGAGTCAGCGCCTTGACAGTTTCGGCCTGTGCCACTCGCTTGCGCAAACTACTAGAACTGAAACTATGATCTCTACCATTGAATACTAGTTCAATTCCACGAGCATGGCATTCTCCGTCACCGGTAAAAGATTTACCTGCATACTCAACACCCAGTATACGCACATCTAGTGGAAGAATCAAAAGCAAATCCACTAGATCCTGTTCGGTCTGATACACAACAACTTCATCAACATAACGGCATGCTGACAACTGAATCTGACGCTCTACAATGCTTTGCACAGGTTTGTTTTTTGTGTCCGGACGATCAATTGTGGGATCAGTTTGCAGTCCGGCAATAAGATAATCGCAGTGGTTCTTGGCCTCTGCCAACATAGCAACATGGCCTGCATGCAGCATGTCAAAGGTGCTGAATGTGATTCCTATTTTCAATCCTTGTGATTTGAGTTCTTTTATTTTGCTAAAAATCATTTTGATTTTGTCCTTGTGTTCCAGCGTTCAATACAATCATCAGGCGATGTGCCCAGTATCTGAGCCCCGCAGCCTCCCACTTCTTCTGCGCAGTTGATTGACCAAATTGACCTATCTCTGGTTTGTGGATAGATGGTGTCGTGCCACAGATCTTGTTGACTGACTTCGTTGCCGCAGAATGGGCAAGGCAACATTTTCATTGATCAGCTGACTTCGCTGCGACCATTGCCTACATCACGGGTGCGTACATAGATTCCAGAATTGCGCATGGCTTCTTCTTGCTCGTAGGTTTCCAGTACCACGTGTCTGCATACGTTTTGAAACCACCTATCCACAATTTCAGCATCAGTGTCTTCGGGCTTCATCATGTAACCAGCCTTGATCAATCTGGCCACAAATATTTCGTTCCAGTCCAACTCAAACGCACCCTGGTGCAAGTTATCAAGATCCACATCCATGTTCAACACTGCCACATAGGGTTCTCCGCGTTCGGTGGCCAATTCTTTTTCAGTTTTCTTTTTGGCCACGGACTTGCGAGGCTCTGCAGGTTCATTGCGCACCTGCGGTTTTGATGGCTCGGACGCCATGCGTTTTTTCAACCAATCAAACATTTCAAAAACTCCATCAATGTACATCAGTCAAGTCTGCCCCACTTGATTTTCAACCACACACGTTCGTGAACGTAATAGTCAATGCTGAGAAGAACATGCAGAGCTGTGGCAAAGCCTGTGGCACTGCCTAGATTGCCAGTGAACAGATAAGTCCAAAATATAGTAAACAACCAGGCTGTCAATCTGTAGGTCAACATCCGTGTCAGCGTTCTTGCACGAGTTTCGGTCATCGACCCCACCCATTTCCCCAGAGATCCACATGCAATCTGGGACTATACCAATAACCACGTTTCAACGCTTCATTGGCCACATTGAATCTATTGCTGTCGTACACTGACACTGTACCGCCCACGGGCATCACAAACACTGGACCTGCAAATTCACGTGAACGATATTCGGCCACAGCACGATCTACTTCGTCAAAGTCTTCCGGCTTGTCAACCACAAACTTGAGATAGGTCACGCCATGATTCTCGTATTCAAACACTGTGTCTGGACGTATGGCATCCTCCCACTTCTCGCCACTCACACTCAGCTTGGGACTCACACTGAATGTGATCTCGCCATGCCAGTCATAAATGTATTTCCTAAACTCTGGTGTAAGGTCTTGTGTGCCATTGGTTTCAAAAGTCACATGCCTTAGACCACGCTCGTGTAGATAGCTCAAGAGTTCCGGATAGGCACGTTGCCATCCCAGCAAGGGTTCTCCGCCTGTGATAACCAAATGCACTGGCATCTGATTGGGCTGTAGCCATGTGTTGTTGGGCAACAGTTGTTCCATGGCATTAGACAGTTCTTCCACTGTGTAGCTGCGACTGAGATGTCGAAAGGCAGGATGCCAGGATGCATAACTGTCGCAACCAGTAGACACCAGCGGCAGTTCTTCAAACGTCCGATACAGTTCTACTTGTTTGGCAACATCATCGGCCTCAACACTGCGTTCTCCAGGAGCGCAACCAAAACCACTGCAGGTAAAGTTGCAACCAAACGTGCGCAGAAATATGCTGGGAACTCCAACATATCGTCCTTCGCCCTGAGCGCTGTAAAATATTTCACTGACTTTGATTTTCATTAATGACCTCTAAATCTATTCACTGCGCTTGAACCGTTTAGACCTGATTCAAACACTATGGGATTGTTTGCTATTTTATTACGCACATCTTGATCTGTCACCCAACCTGGCAATACTGCATCAAGATAACGCAGATGTTCCTGTGTGGTGGGGTGATAGTCAACTCTATCCACACTGTGGCGCAGTCTTAGATGCTGATCTTTATTCCAGTAATTTTCTCCCAAGACTTCTATATAACTTGTGCCAAGACTTTGAATTACATCTTGATACAGTTCAAGCATTTTGGGATTGTCAATACGGTCTTGATTCATGTCGCTCACACGGTCTATAGGAACCATGCACAAAAACTTCCAAGTCACGCCAGGACGATCAAGCAACATGTCTCTCACTGCCTTGATTGAGTTCAAGTCTCTCAACAAGAAGCCATGCTCGCACACTCCGCTGTCAATGAACTCCTTGGTGTAAATTTTGTCAGCCCAGGCCACATTGCCCAGTGTCAACCAGCCTCGACCTTGCACATATCGGTCTTCGCGCATGACATCGGTCCAACACACTATCACAGTGTCGCCAGCACCAAAGCCGTGCCGCTGATCAGCTTCCATGAAGGACTGAAATATGAACTGATTGCCAGCACCGGCCTGTCCCCAGTTTTCAAATTCACTGTACTGATGCGACAAGATAGTGGCCCAGGTCCAATACTTGTAGTTGGTAAAACTACAGCCAAATGTGAAAAGCCTATTTGCCATGTGTGGAGTTGTACACTGCGATCCAGTGATCAATCATTTCATCCATGAGCTGTTCAAATGTGTAGCTTGGCTTCCAACCCAGTTCAGTTGTGATCTTGGTGTTGTCACCGCGGAGATAAGGAAGCTCTTCTGGCCTCAGATATTTGGGATTCTGCACCACGTGATCTTGATAATTCAATTCCAGCTTCTTGAACACGTAGTCGCACATGTCACGCACAGATCGTGTGACACCAGTGGCCACCACATAGTCGTTGGGTTTATCTTGCTGCAGAATCAAGTGCATGGCTCTCACATAATCATAACTGTGTCCCCAGTCACGATAGCTGTCCATGTTGCCAAGTTCCAGTTTGGTAGCCAGTCCCAGTTTGATTTCCACGGCACCTTTCACAACTTTGTTTGTGACAAAGTTTGATCCACGGCGTGGACTTTCATGATTGAACAGAATGCCGTTGCTGGCATGCAGTCGATAGGCATTGCGATAGTGATGCACAATGTTATAGGCAAACACCTTGCTGCAACCATAAGGACTCACAGGATGCATGGGAGTTGTTTCACGCTGATATCCATCACTATCAACCGAACTACCAAACATTTCACTAGAGCTGGCTTGATAGAATTTGGCATGGGGTACAACGTTTTTGTAGGCTTCAAGAATATTGACCACACCCAAGGCATTGGTCTGTACCGTGAACTGCGGAATGTCGCTGGAGATACGCACATGACTCTGTGCTGCTAGATTGTAGATTTCGTCAGGCTGATAGATACGCAAAGCACGTTCCAGGCTGCTTTGATCTGTGAGATCACCATACTCAACTTCTATAGGTAGATCGGCAATGCGATTCTTTTGGTGTTCTACTGTGCTGTTTCGGCGAATGATGCCTGTGACTCTGTAGCCCTGTTCTACCAGGTGCTCGGCAAGATAGCTGCCGTCTTGTCCGGCAATGCCGGTAATGAATGCTGTTTTCATGAATGTCCTTGAGTGTTGATTGTATTATATAGATGCTATTGCGATTTGTCAAAATATTTTGCAACCACTCGTCCAATTCCTTCTTCAAGACTCACAGTGGGATGAAAATTGAACAAGTGTTGGGCCAATGACACATCGCCCTGTCGGTGTTTGGCTACCCCACCGGTGATTTCTTGCAGCTCAAGATCACTGCCAAGAGTGCGCAGAATGGTCTGGGCTACTTCACGTATGGTATAGGATTGACCCCCGCCAATATTGATGGTTTGGTTGCAGCAATCATCGCTTTGTACTATGTCAATGGTGGCTTGCACAGCATCATCTATATAGAGATAGGTTCTGGTGCTGTCACCGGTCATGAGCGTGGTGTCTTGCTTCTCAACCACGCGAGCAATAAAATCAGGAATGAATTGATTGCGCTGACCGGGTCCATAGATGTTGTGATACCTAACCACAGTAAAGTCAGTGCCGGTTTGATGATGCATGGCCTGTATCTGTAGTTCATTGGTCAACTTGCTGCCACCGTAACAGCTACGAGGATCTTGTGGATTGTCTATACACAGCGGAACTGATTCCGGTGTGGGCATGGGCACTGAGAAATAGTCACGACTGCCAGCATAGACTTCGCTGGTACTGGCCAGCACGAATCTCTTTACATTGCCTTGATAGCGTTCAATCAGATATTGAGTTGACAAAATGTTTGTGGTCAGTACATCAAATGGTCGTGTGGCAAATGCCTGCGGTTGATTGACAGCAGCAAAATGCATGACAACATCAACTGCGGGCAAAAACTGAACCTGCTGACGTTGCGTCAAATCAACGCCGTCTGGGCGTACCACTTCATGCCCTTGCTGTTCAAGCCTGTGAGCCACGTGACTGCCGATGAAACCACGATGACCTGTGACTAGAATTTTCATATGGGTTCGCTGTCCATTTCACGACCAAGATAAGGTCCGTTTTTGATTTCATATATCACAGCAGATTCCAAGACCTCAAACCCGTGAGCACCGCGATACAGTATCATGCAGTCACCACCGCCCAGCATTATTGTGTCGCAATGCGAACCATCAATGTCATAAAGCTCGGCGCGAATCACACCACGCATGACCACCCATGCTTCTTGTGTACCAACAGTGTTGCGCGGTGTTGCTAGATGTCTGTGCGGTCTAAGCTGACGTCCTGGTGCTAGCGGTATTGCTGCGGCCTGTAGAATTTCATCTGTGCCAGCAGCATCGGTGCGAACATCAACGTCTGAGTTCATGACCGTGGCCAACAACAGCGTGGGGTCAACCCGGCTGTGATACTTTTTCACGGGATTTGTTCTCGTACTCGTAACTGAGCTCGCCCTTGGCAGGATCAATCTTCATTTTGTACTGCACCATCTGCCCATTGACATCGTTGACTTTGAGTTTGGCCCAGGGATCTTGTTCACCAGACTTCACACGAGTCCACCAATCAATGTCCATGCCGATCTCTACCATGTGTCGCGACAGCCGTTCACACTCGTTGAGTCTTTTTTGAGTCCAACTGATATGGTGAAAGTCATTGGGATCATGTGGCTTGCCTTCCAGAGCAATTCTACCTTTGAAGGTGCTGTCTTTGTTGTTGCCAGTAAGATCATGTCGATCATGATTGACAGTGACATCAATTCTTTCCCAGATGTCTAACATATATGCACATTGACTCAACCATGCGTCAATCATTTGATGTGGACTGAGATGACCCAGCAGTTCCATCCACACAGCAGGTACAATAGGGAAAATGCTGTAGGGATGGTCGTTATGGGTGTGTACTGCCAACAATTTGAACTCGCCAGTGCGCTGGGCAATTACATCGTCCCAGTTTTGAGTTTCCATCACAGCATCATCATTGAAAAACATGTACCAGTCAGCATCGGCTCGCTGGGCCAGTTCATTACCGTAACGATTGATATTCACATAGCCCATGGGTGCAAACTGCACAGCTCGATAGTGAACACCGCGTTGATCAAGCTTGGTCTTGAGGCTGTTGCGGAAATGATCCAGGCCCACTGTATCATCACGATCAAACCCCAGCATGAACTGCACCTGATCCAAATTGGAACAGTTGTCAATCAGGCTGAATATGCTGCGATCCAAGAGGTCAGTTCGGCCACGAGTGGGCAGCAAGATTGCTATTTTGTATTGCTTAGTCATCTATAGAATCCCTGTGTGTTGAAAAAATGTTTGACCATTGTTGTAGCTTTTGACGTTTGAGTTTCTTGGCTGTGTCTAGTGCATCTGGATCAACTATGCCTTGATCTATCAATATATCAATCATGGCCATTACGTCACCAATTTCACGTTCCAACATTGTGCGATGTGGAATGCCGCGACTGTAATGTATAGAGTTCAAACCAAATCTGCGACACTTGCTGACTTCAACAATGACCTCGGCACATTCTTCTTGCAATATATCCAATGCTTCTTGAACTTGTGTGTTCATGCAAATAGATCCTCGTTCCACTCTCTATGTCCTTCTCTAAAAGCCATGTTGGCTTGTGTTTCTCGTACTTCTACTCTGTAGCACCACAGACGTTCAGCCTCACCTGGCCCCCACATCTCAGGAATGTAAACACCGTTCACATACTTGTACAACATGTCAGCAAGCCCTTCACACCCCAGTCGTGGCAGAACAACGATCTTGGCCATGTTTCGTTCTTTCAACAATTGGAATGTCTCCATTTCGGGATCATCTTGTGCCACAATCAAGGTATGATCAAACTGATCCTCTAACACTGATTTCAGTTCTTTGAGACCACCATAATCTGCCGCCCAGTTACGTACATCCAAATCGTCTGTGCCAAAATAAAACTTCATGCTAAAACTATAGCCGTGAATTAGATTGCAATGACTATCAGCACGCCATTGACGATACGCACATGGAAATGCATCGTGATATTCTTTTGTACTTGTGTATTTGTAAACTCTTGTTGCTAAAGACATTGTATTCTCCTATGTTAAGATTTTAGCATAGGCCTGCAGAATTTGTAAAGCGGGATGAAGAGCCAGGAAGGCCGCTGTTGAGACTGATATTTAGTCGCACCAATCGTCGCTCTTCATGTATTCAGCTGCTTGATTGCGAGCTGACTCCATGCTGTCGGCCACCACTGTAAGAGTGGCCACGCCGTCTTTGATGTGTATGTTGTAAGGCACTGGACCTTGTGGTAACCAGCCATCATCCACACGCAGCTTCACCTTGAAACTGCGCATGGTCTGAGCACGTTGAATTATACTTTGCGTTAAATCGCGAGCTTGTTCCTTGTTCATTTTGTTTAATTCTCAGTAGTATCTGCTTGATCTTTGATATCAATAGGACCGCGAACCCAGCATTCAGTGTCGTATTGTGACCAACCTTCTTCTTCCCAACCGGCCGACCAGTCTTCGTCCCAGATCTCTTGTAGTCGATCGCGTTCTTCTTCAGGCATGTCGTCGGGCCAGATGATGTCTCCATACCAGCCATCGTCAAGACTCACAAGTTCTGTGTCATAACCACAGTCATACATGTTCACAGCATCAGCACCAGGACCTTCGGTTTGATCCAGTTCAGGTGGACTATCGTCTTCGGTTTCCATAGTCCAAGTGCCCCAACGATATCCGTTGATCACACGAATAACCATGTCATCTTTTTGCCATAGTTCGTGTTCTTCCACTGATTTCTTTTCTGCGGTTGATACAGTCCATGTAGCCATTTATTTCAATCCTTTGCGACGGTTGCTTTCTGCCATGCCTTGCGCTATCATTTTCTTGAACATCAGCACTACCCGGTTTTTTTCTTTCTCACTCAAATACTTCACCAGCACTAACTTGTCGTCGTAGCTTTTGGCATTGTCCAAAAACTCTTCAGGCACTGCCAGCTTGGGCTTTTTGGGTTTGAATTTTTTCAAGTCCATTTTTGGTGTATCATCGTCGGACATGATGGTCTCCTTTGCCGGGTATTTACTATTATCTAGGCGCAAACTCCTGTTGTAGCTTGATATTGTCCATGAACTCTTTCTTGACACTGGCATCAGTACTGAACACACCTTTTAACACAGTGGTCTGTGTCAATGAACTGTGTGCCATGATACCGCGATTCTCGCAGCAGCCATGTGTGGCCTGAATATACACACCAACATCGTGACTGTCAGTGGCACGAATTATTTCTCGGGCAATGTCATTACACAGTTCTTCTTGTAACGTACCTCTCCGCGCACACCATTGTGCGATTCGTGTGTATTTGGACAGACCGATAAGTTTATTGGCCGCAATGATACCGATATAGGCGACACCATTAACAGGCTGATGATGATGACTACACATGCTACGAAGCTCGCTGCGTACAACAAGCATACCTTCATATCTTTCTTGCGAGTGGTTGGGAAAAGCAGTTGCATCAGGTCTTGATTCATATCTACCTGCCATTATCTCATTGAAATACATCTTGGCCAGCCTACGAGCTGTGCCTGCACTGTTGGGATCTGTTTCACGATCAATCAACAACCTATCCAGTACCAATTCAAAAGCTTCTGTTGCCTCATTGATTAGATGTTCTTTGTCTGTTTCGTGCAAGTAGTCACTGATGTTGTCACCTGCCCAAAAACGTTTGTTGTCGCGTTGCATTCTGGCACGGATCGCGTCGGCCAAATATGTTTTCTTTGGTGCTGAAGTACCAGTGTCATCGTCGTTGCTCTGGTACATTTTTTCGTAAACCATGTAGTCTCCTAGTGTTACAGGTATGCTGTATTTTACAATATTTAGATCTTGGTGTCAAATGT